TAGGGAACCAAGCCTATACGATAACAGAGCTCTGGCGACCTGGGTATCACGTACCCATTATTCCAGTTCTGTCCGTATACGGCGCTCGCGAGGGTTGCCGAAGGTGCAAATCGATCCCACTTGACCCGAGGGACAGGCGAGGAAAGATAGCACTTAAGGTACCTGATACCATGCTTCCAATGGGAAACCCATCGGAAAGTGTCCGAATCATGGATGACACAATCACCAAGGGCTGAAGGCCCTCGGAGACGACGGATCTGATAGGGAATGCCCATCAGAGCCTCGTGCCATGCAGATCGGATACAAAGCCAGCGACCAATGTCGGAATTAGAATTCCGACGGAGGCCGTTGACAAGAGCAATGCGAGAAGAAGGCTGATCAGGATCATCCTTTAGGTAGAAGGGGCGAACCCCAACTCCCATAAAGAAGTCACCACCACAACTTTCACGAAAGGGTCCTGTAAAGAAAGATTTCTTCACATTCACCTCAAGTCCGCAAAACTCGAGCGCAGATATCACATCTTTTGAGTATTCGACGGGAAGAATAAGATCATCGCCATAGGCGAAAGTCTCACGACCAATCGAATCCCTGCCAACAATGGCAGACACGAGGCCCAGAAAAATCAAGGTCTCGAGCTCAAAAGTGAAACCATTACCCATAGAAGAAAACTTTTCAAGGACTCTGTACGAGCCCCGGAAAAGGGTTTTCTTAGACCGGAGGGAATCCAGAACGGAAAACCAACGGGAGGGGAGTAGGAGTTTTACCAAATTCCTGCTAATGGTGTCGCTCGCATTTTTAAGGTCTAGGGTAGCAAGATCTCCTCTGCGTGAGGAATCACGGGCAAGTAGCCGGTGAGTATCTTGGCCCTCGTCAAGGTCGATACCATGACGGCGAAGTCTTGACCGAATCACCTTGCCATAGGCAAGTTGATAAAAGACATTTATACCAGGCTCTACGGCGATGCCGCGGTGCTTGGTAGCGTCTTTTGAAACCGTCGAAAAACGGTTCCCGGGAATAGATTTCGGCACCTTCCCGATGTCACAACAGGCAGAAGCCCATAGTGTACCACTCCATGGAACAAGGAATGGCCAAGCATCGGGGGTAAAAAGAGGTTCACTGGATATCTTATCGGGCACGGAAGTCAATGCACCGCGGTCGCCGAAAGTCGCACCCGGGCCAAACCTGCCTTCAACAAGGTCAGGGCAAGGTCCAAGAATGTCGGATATTATTTTTCTTGCACCGATAAAATATCGATGCAGGTCCGAATCAACTTGGTAACCTTTAAGGTCATCAAGGATCGGAAATAACCGTCTATTCGTGCGAAAGCAAGAATACTCACACAAAAGAAAATTATCTTCAGCCACTTTCTTACGATCGTAGCTGGTAGGAAGGGGTTCATACTTCTTCAGAAAAGAAGAAGCAGAAACGTCCTTCCAATAACTTTCAGGTGTGAGGTAATTGCTCGGATCAACTCCCAAATTGGCGAGTTGATCCCACTCACCGTTCCGAAGCAGTATCGAAGCTGCTAAGGAATGAGGTGTGGCGATGCCCTCGAAAAGTTCGAGGGCAACCTTCTTCACAAAATGTGAAATCAAGGTAATCTCCAGAGGGAGGAAGGGACGGGATCAGGTCGGCGCGAAGCCGGTCGAGATCGCGCTCTTGATGGTCGCGTTCGCGAGCAGATTGCACATCTGCGCCGAGAACTCGTTCATGTCCGCCGTCGCGACGTTCTGCGGCACAGCGAAGCTGGCCTGGAACGACATGACAGAGCGGACCTCCGTCTGGCCGGTGCCGGTGTTCGTGTAGACGCTCGGGTAAGAACCCGAGATATCGACACGACGAACGGTGCCTGCGGCATTGCTGCGAGCTGAGACGGAGAAGACGGGCTTTTGGCCCAGCGTCCCCGTGGCAGCATTGCAGCGGAAAACCGCCGGCGCTTTGTCACCACCGGATGCGGCGACGACGTTGTACACGATGTCCGTGGTACCGTCATTCTTCTTGACCGTGAGGTCAACTGCGGTCGGCATATACCGATCTCCTTGATGATGCAGAGAGAACTAAAGTCCATGCATCTGTTGGACCAACAGCGATATTGCTGTAGCCCCCCGGGCTAACGAGAAACCCTTAAATGGGGTAAATCGAAAGACCGGTGTGATGAGATGACCAACTCTATAGATGTGGACAAATTTAATCCCATAACCTTCTTCTTTTACAAGTTGAGGGTTAAAGATTACCTGTTCACGCGTATATTGATGGACATACATCACGACCGCCTTAGTGGACGTGCACCCGTGATGCAACTGGTAACCCCACATGTCCGTCATAGCCGAGAGGCATTGACCGACATTTGAGAACCAATCAGCAACAAAGGAAAATGGCACGGCTTCCCAGGCGACAGATAGGGGATTCACAAACCCCATCTGATTGGCAATAGCGACGTTAGGGTTTTCGACCGAAACAACTCCCCCGACACGACAACCGACAGTCCAAGAGTAGCTGTCGGATTGAGTGTCGAGGAGGTTGCCACCGGGGATGGAAACACTACCGTCGTGAGTGGAGCCAGAACCAGAGGCACCGGACTTCAAGCGAACATCCGTATAAGGGGAGGATTTACCTGTCCCTTGGAGGATGTCGATTGAAGAGCCAATGTCCTGGACAAGAGGTTCCCAACCAAAGTGGAGCTCGAGCCAACGATCAGCGGCCTGCTTAGCACGCCGCTTGATACGTTGTTCGGTACTACCAGAGATGGAAACACCCAAGGCCTTAGCAGCCCCACGGACGTCACCGCGCTTTATCGCATGAACAGAAGCAGAGATGCTCTGGACGTGAGATATGATCTGACCAAGAGATTGACCAGCCTCAAGTGCATTATTTGCATTTTGAGCGGAGTCTTTCATCTTGCCAATAAAATTGCCATAGGCTTTATTATTGACACGGTCGGAATCAGGAATGAAACAATTCTGAAGTTGAAATGTGACATTCGCCAGCACGGAGATGGGATCATTACTCGCATATTCCGGGTTAGGATCACTTGGACTCGTCGTCCGAGTGCGACTTTCCCAGAAAGTATACTCCCAACTATCACGATTCATGTTGTTGGCATCAGGGTAGTGACCCTTAACCTTCTTCATGACATCGTAATCGATAGCACGGAAGTATTGCACGACACCACCGCCACCTTCATTAAAGTAGCGGGTAGTAGAGTGATGACGCGAGTAAGACATAGGTCAACTCCTGAAAG